CCTGTTTCTTGAGCAGTAGCAAGCCTATCTAGGTCCGGCTCAAATGTCGCAAAATAGGAGTCCCGCATCTCGGCAAAATGTTCCTTGTGGATAAACTCATTGCTGACCACGAAAGCCAAGGCAGACTTGATCTTCTTGACCTGTGGAAAGTGCGTGAACAAGGCAGCGGCTAGGATGTCCAACTGCTTGAGGTCTGCGTATTTGGCGTTCTTGCTGGTTTTGTAATCCAAGGAAAACGCCAGTTCGTCCTGTACCACAATCACGTCACCGATGCCACGCCACCAGACATCCTTGTCAAAGAAGCCACAAGGCTCGTAGCCAGTGTCGGTCTTTCTGACACCCAGTTTGAGTTCGCAGTGCTTCTCGCCGGGGATGTTCTTGATGGCATCCACCGTCTCTTGAATGTAACCAAACTTGGGTGGGATGGGCTTGCCTTCTTTGATGTAGTCCTCAGCCGCTTTGTGTAACTCTTGTCCATACAACGTGGCCTCACTGCCTTCGTCTTTGACATCTTTGACTACCTTCAGGTGGTAGTACTTCTTTGGGCACTGCTCAAATGTCTTGAGCGAGGAGTAAGACCATGTGATGTTCATTCGGAAACCCGTTCGTATGTGGCATAAAAAATGTCTGGCTTACAAGGATACACCTCACCTTGGATACCGCGAATAATCCAATCCCCGATGGTGGCTTCCATAACCCCCTCAAGCGTCTGGATGTGCATCGTGCAGTGTCCATCCGGCATGCGTGTCACCGCCACCTGACGAGAACCCTGTGACGCCAGCGCCATAACTTTCTCTATGGCTTCGTCGTTAGGGAGAAACTGCTCGGCTTCGATGACGACGGGTTTCTTTTTAAACTTCATTTTTTAACTCCTTTACTTGCTTTCGCAACTCTAATAGTTCCTCCAGCATTCTCTCCATGTCGTCGTTTTCTCCACATGCCCTGACTGCTTCTTTCCATACGAACCGAGCGTTGCTTTCCCCAACCACCCTACGTTCGGGTGGCGTCAAAGTTGCCCACCATTCGTCAAAGTTCATGGCTTTACCCTATAAAATTTCTGACTACCGACACGCACCACTTCAACAATACTTGTTCGCTCTAGGTCTCGCAGAATACGAGCAACGTGGCTTTGGCTGAACATGAGTCGTTTAGCAAGTGTTGCCGCCAGTACAGGCGTTTTATGCTCGACCAAGTACCTCCAAATTTTTTCTTCAGCGTTTTCCACATTGCTCCTTTTCTGCATTCACATACCCAGCCATGTAACCAGCGTTGTAACCAGTCATGTAGGCTTCACGCCCTTGGTAGTACCCCAAGAACAAAATGCCTATGCCGATAGACGCAACCAACAAGACAGCAAAGACCCACTTCATGTCAGCCCTCGCATAGAACTGCCCATCAGTTCTTCATACGAAAACTTCTTTTTAAGTGCGTCACGGATGTCTACCATCGCCTCTGAGTAGCCAAAACAGCCATTGTCAAAGATAAAAGCATATTTGGGAATTAGGGTACGCCCGATGACGAACGCACGACCTTTGTCCGTTAGACGCCATCTTCCGGATGCTTTCTTATCCTCATCTTTCTCATCCTTGGCAGCAGGTTCGACCAGACCCCACCATTTGGCAGTAGACATAGGTTTGGAGCGCAGTATCCAATCAGGAGCACGACCAAGGTCAATCCAGTGGTTCTGAGGAAAGTTGGTGTACATCCAGATCAGACCCTTGGCCTGAGTGCTGGTAATTTGGTAGGGGTTGATCTTCCCCCACCGACCACAGCAGGGGCAGTCCATCCCTTCGCCCCTGATGGCTCCCCCGAAACGTTCTTTGGCTTCGGTGAGTGTGGTCATTCGTTCCCCCCAAGAACTTCGAGTAACTTATCGAGGTAGTGACGGGCTTTCTTCAGGTCTTCAACACCACCCTTCTTGTCAGCACGGGCAAGATACTTGATGGCGTTACCACGCAAGAAACCAGCGAATGCTTCCGTGGACATCCAAGCCTCCATCGCCTTCCACGGTTGCACACCCATGTTGACGTAGTGGTCGCCACCATACTGTTGGGCGTTGGCTTGGTTGCTTGCTTGAAAGCGTTGTTTACGCCCAAGGGATGCTTGGTAGACGAGGTTGGCAGCGTTTTGATCGAGGACTGCAACTTCGTCAATAGCCACAGGCTTGTTGCTCGTCATGATGGCAGCAGTTTTCCAATCACTACCAGCCAATGCCTGCTTGCGTATGGCGTAGATGGTGGGCATCGCCACCTTGAACTTAGCGGCGGCGTCTTTTGGTTTGGCGTTTGGATTCGTTCGGAAGAACGCAATCATCTTGGACTTCTTGGTTTGGGCTTTCATTTGTTCACTCCTAAAAAGGTGATTCTTCAAAATTGTCGAGTTGCTTGCGCTTCTCGTTCCTTTGTTCCTTTCGGAACCACTGTGCCACCAAGACCCGTTCCTCCGGTGTCTTGAAAGGCCAGTTCCATCGCTCCCAAGTGAGACCACTCGGGTGCTTATCCTGCGTACTTTTCTTGCTCATGTTTGATGGCGTTCAAAGTAAGTTTTGTTTCTACGAGTGCTTGCAGCGCAGCCTCAATGGCTTGCTCATACTTGCGCTCTAGCATGGCGTCATGTAAGTCCTTCAGTGCCCGTTCTGCTTTCATGCAAGGGGCGGCGTAATCAACAACGATGTCTTCTTTCATCTCACGAGTGCTTTAAGTTTTGCGACAGAGTAGATGCTTTGCTGTGCTTCGTCCTCTTGCTGTTCACCATGCAACAGTTCGGTCATGATGTCCTTGTGCATGGCATCCATCTGAATCTCACTGTACTTCTGATTGATGGCGGCACGTTCGTCCTCCGACAGGTAAGAGTCATAGTCTTGGATGATTCTGTTCCACCGCACTTGGCGAGGGCTAGACGACATGAACTCATGCGGGTTACTCTCCATACGTTTCAAAATAAGTTCAACGGCTTGGTGCATCAGCAGTCTCCATAAGAATGACCCACGCCGGACTCACAGTTCAGCGGCAGGTCGAGTGCCCACTTGGGACGGATACGCATCGCCATCTCTACAAACTCCCGAGCAGTCTCGGCTTCGTGTGTGGGTACGATGCAAGCAATAGCGTCATGAACAGTCATGACGACTCGATACTTTTTGGCAATGAGGAGCATTTGCTCTCCGATAGCGATACGTGCCAGTGCTTGGCAGACGTTCTCAATAACTTTACCACCGTAAATTCGATTTGGTATGACGGCTTTTCCTCTTTTGGTGTCGTAAACGAGTTCTTCTTTTCCTGAGTCATTTGTCCAGCGTCGTAAATTGGGGTACTTGATGTACAGCCCGTTGGGTAAACGGATGCCCTTGGCTCCTTCCACGGAGAGAACATCGGGGCGTCCCAGTGGTGCACTCTGACCGTTAGCGATAGCAAGCAAGGCGTTGCCTGCTTCCCGCCACAGCATCGGAATCATTGGGTAGGTTTGGCGATACACCATGATGATGCGTTCGCATTCTTCTTGTGGTAGGTCAACGTTGAATGTTTTCAACTGAGCACGGAACTTCTTTGCCCCCATGCCGTAACCCGCACCAAGAATTGTGGTCTTACCCACAAAGCGTTCGTCCTTCGTGATGTCATCGACAGGCTTGCCGTAGATGGCAGATGCCATGATCTTGTACACATCCTCGCCTCGGTCAAAGGCTTCGACCAAGTCGTTCTGCTCTGCAAGCCATGCCAGTGTACGGGCTTCAATCTGCGACGAATCAGAGTCAATCATCATGTGCCCTTGCGGTGCAAGGATGGCACGTTTGAGTGGGGATGAGCGCGGCAGGTTCTGCATGTTCACCTTGTCATCACCACCCCAGCGCCCAGTGTGTGCTGCATAGTAGCGTAGGGGGATGGGCATAGTGCCCCGCCCGGCGATCTCGATAAAGCGTTGGGTGCGTGTTTCTTCGATAGTGGACTTGACTCCAAGTCGTGCGGCAACAAGGGCTTGCACCGTCTCCTTCTCATGCTCCAGTAGGGCTTTGAACTCTTCGTCCGTCTTGGAGAAAGCGAATGTCTCTTTGCCCGTGGTGGGGCTAATCTTCATCGGAGGCTCGACACCTTGAGCACGGAGCAGTTCGGCAAACTGAGGGTTGCTCATCAGCATGTCTTTGCTCTCGTCGATGCCTTCCATCAGACGGGCTTTGGACTCCTGCACGTTGGTCAGGTGCTGTTGCAATACGCCAGTATCCAGTTCAAGCACAGGCTCGGAGAACATCCGGATGGTCAAGTCAATCAGGTTCAGTTCGCTTATGGGGAAATTAGGAGCAAGGCAACCAAAGAGGCGATAAGTAAGATCGACATCGTTGATGCAATAGCCAGCGTAACGGGACAGGTCTTCATCAGAAAAATCAATTCGTCTTTTACCCAACGCATTTACAACCTCCGTTCCTTTTTCACCAAGTTGATAATGTTGAACCAGTACGCCAAGACTACCGCCAACTTCAGTACCGTGGATGGCTCTTGCCATTGACAGCGTATCAGCAATCTTTTTAGGGCTAATCCCGTAGCGCCAGTTAAGAATCGCCATGTCGAACATTGCATTGTGGGCGAGTGCAATCGAGTGCGCCCAGTCGAACTTCTGCAAGAACTTCCAAGTCTCCTTCTCGGTTCCACTGAACCACTCGGTCTCGCCATCGTTGACCTTCACGGCTACGCCGATAGTTTCAAACAATTCCGAGCGGATGTACTCCTCGGTGGTCATCTTCGATAGAGAAAAGTCTCGGTCATAGTACGTTTCAAAGTCGATGGTCAATAAGTTCATGCGTTTTTCTCTTGGGTTTGGTTTGCGTAATTGATGGGGCTAGTTCCGACTTGTTGCATGCCGTTCCACTTCTTTGGTCACTATCATCACGTCTGTTTTTCCCCATCACAGTCCTCATCTTCGGTACGTAGGATTCGGCGCATGAACTCCTTGTTCAACTCGCCCCTACCAATCTCTATAAACTTTTCCCATATCATCTGTATTTCAGTATCACTAAGAACAACAAGATGTAGTTTGTCGTCGCCCGTACCGACCAAGCGTTGACGGCACAGACTTAGCACGTCAGCCCACTTGCCGCCGCGCCGCAGGTGAAATTCTTGGGGGTTGGAATCCATGCGCTTGAGTAGCAGTTTCACTGCGTCGCATGGCTCTGCTAGGTCGTCTAGGTGTCGCCTCTGTTTTCGCATCCATGTTCCTTGAGTAGTTGCACAATCTGATCTACTTTGTGTAGATTCTCTTCGTTGACTACAATGGCACTACCTCCTGCGGAAGCAATAGCATGTAGTTCTCGCTCTTGCAGCGCCGTGGGTTTATTGTTGCCTGCCTTGCATTCAATCGCAAGGAAGCGTCCATCGACACAGCAGATGATGTCAGGAACGCCCGAGCGTCCCATGCCGTAGGTGGCAGGAAAGAAGTAGTAAACGCCCTGTTCTTTCAGGACTTTCACTACCTTGTCTTTGACCTTCTTCTCGGGTGTGCTTGCCATAGTGAGTCCATCATATCACAGTTTTGGACTTTGTCAAACACTGGGCAATAAAAAACCCGCCACGAGGGCGGGTTGGAAACTACCTAACAATGTTAGGTTGTGACTACGTTAGCAGGTGATTGGTCTGAACGGGCCATCTTTATCTGTATCCCAACAGCAGATACCTCCGCGCCCGTCAGGGATGCACTTGGTTGCGGCTATCGCGCCACTGCTCATCAACGTCACACACAGAATCGCTATTACTTTTTTCATGGTTATGCTCCTTCATATAGTTGGTTAGTACTTCTCGCATCTTCCCCGTATAACTGGGGAATCCTTTATAGAACTCCAATACGTCATGAGACAGTCGGAGATTCACGTGTACCTTGGCAAGGTGTTTACCCTTACCTCGTACCTTTTTGGTGGTAGGCGCATCACTCATCGCTCACCTCCTTGACCACAAAGAATGCTTGGTCGTGAATCTTGAGACCCGCACTCTTGATGAAATACTTTGGCTCGACCAGTTTAAGCATACCTACGCTTCGCTTGATATGGGGTGGCAATGTTTCGGTTGAGAAGATGCGTATATTGTGCTCGCCCGTATCGTCGTTGCCCATAACAGCATAGTCGCTTCCATGAATTAGTACCACAGCCCCCGTATTGTTTTGCTGACATTGATGAATCTCCCTCGTGATCTTGAACTCTTCATGGGCATTCACTAACTTGCCCACCGTGTCTGCGTTTGCACCATCCTGTACTGCGATAGGCGCAAGGCTTTCGTAGTTAGCCATGATGTACGGCATCAAGTGTTTGGCGATGTGGTCGTACGTCCGTTGGAACGTATTCGCTCGGTCTTGAAACACTCGGTAGATTTCATTAGCCGCATCGTTGTTCGCCTCAGCCAGTCGCTCGTTGATGGTCTTGGCTCCGAACATCTTGCCCACAATCTT